GTTTAGATGAACTGATAGCAATCCATGAAAATTCAAAAATCCTACCAGAAATGTGTATGTAACAAGATCCATTAAACAAACACCTGTTTTTTATAAGGTGAAAGTAAAACTTTGTCTGATTCTTTTAACAAGTTCCCATCAAAATATAACATTGGATCAGCGAACTTTACGCTGAGATCCCCAATGCGTTCTTCTTCTACTATTGCCATACTCGCCCCATTTGTCGAATCTGATAAATGAGTGTTTGCAGCACCGGTTGATGCTTGACTACTCAAATTCATAGCCGACAGTATTATTCTTGCAGATATCCTGGCGCTTGTAAACTTTATATCTTGAGGAATTGTTGAATAACCTGCATTATAAGAAACAGATATATTTTTTGGTTTAGCGCCTGACCAACGACCTAGAACTCTTTCAACTCGACCATTAGAATGAAATACATAATCATTTGTATTACCTTCTGATAATGCATTACCATCTTCTGTTATAGAAGAAATAGAATTTACAGGTATATGCTTAAGGTTGAGTTCACGCAAGTTATCACCGAATAATGTTTCAGTTTGATCTGCTACCTCAATATCATATCCTAGATAAGTTTTAATTACCTGATCTGCAAAAGGTATAATATTGTTTGTAATTGATGTTTCTAGAGCAGAAGCAAAGTCGATCTGGACAATAGCCTCAACATCAGATACAGTACAGAGTGCCATGAGCTACTCCTTACTTATTATCTGAAGGTTTAACAGCTTTAGTTTCTACTTTTTTCTTTGGTGCTTCTTTTTTCTTTGGTGCTGCTTTCTTGATATAGCCAATTTCTTTTAGCCATGACTCAGGATAAGACTTACCTGCACCAGCGAGTTTAGAAGCGTTTGACTTAGGAAGTTCAGCTTTTGGACCTTCAAAAAATGAACCATCCCCTAGTTGCCAAAGATCTTTCTCTAGTGTTATAAATTTATCTGACATAATGATTAATCCTAACTTATTTCTGCCTTATTTAAGGTCTTTGTGTTTCATTAAATATGGGGGCATATAGCCCCCATATTCTAAGATTTAAATGCTATTAAGCACTTGTGATCTTGTGGAAAGCCTCTTGTCTGTAGACAGGGAATCCAACACGCATAGTAGCTCTGATAACCATGATGTTCTTTGTAAAGTTTTCACCATGACTGTCGCTAACTGCGATGTCCATACCTTGCCTCATGACAACATGAGCTGCTTCACCACCACCGAACTTACCAACTAGGATTGTTCCTTCAGCTATTGCTGTTGAAGGGACAACTTTTAATCCCCATAGTTGATTAGCTACAGCACCTGCATATCCTCCTGCACTTGTAAAGACAGGGGCTTTTGCAGTATACCCTGCTGATGATGTTCCAGCAAAGTCTTCATCTAACTGAAGTACGATCTGTGACCAATCATTAGGGTGCATAACGATAGCATCTGGCTCTGTGAATGCATTTACTCTAATATCAGTAATTGCACCATAGATTGCGCCAATTCTACCAAGACCACCGGCATATGATCCGTAAGCTGTTTCGCCTACAGATGATTTACCTGCATCCAATAATCCTTCAAGGTTTGGAGATGTTCCATCACCTGCGATTAATTGGCTATCTAGTCTTAATCTCATCATTGTTTGTAGTCTTGAGTTCAAATATGACTCTAAACCACTTACATCTTGCATTAACTCATCTGTAACAGGTATGTTAACGCCAAGTTTTGAGATTGTTGCTGTTCTCTCGGTGAAAGCTAATGCTGCTTCACCAACTGCTGCGGCTTCTGCTGCCTCAGCTGCATTGTTTGTGAAAGTAGTTTCTTCCAAATAAACAAATGCATTTTGATCAGTTGTGATTTGATCAAAAAGGTTGATTACTGCATTAGGATCACGAAGAGCTGTTTCTAGTACACCACCTTGTCTTAATGACTCTGGTGGATATCCTGTTGTAGTTAAATTAGTTTTTAACTCAAAAGGGATTGTGCTTTGAATATTCTTAGCACCATTTTCAACATAGCCTTTGTAGGCTGCTGATTTCATGACTTCTGCACCAAAGGATCCTTTTTTTGATTCTTCTGATGGGTTAGGCATGCTTGCTACTGCTTCGCCTGAGATGTCTAGTTTAGACTTTGCCTCAGCGACTTTAAGATCATCTCTTAAAGATGCAAGTTCTTCATTTCTTTCAATGATTGCTTGCTTTTGCTCTGGAGTAGCACCTGCTTCTTGATCTTTTACATCTTCGAAAAGACTTTTAAGTTCAGCAGATTTTTCGACTATGCTATCACGGACTTTTTTTACATCCATAATTTACTCCTCAATATTATCTTCTTCTTGTATTTCAATGTCGGTCATAATAGATTCAGCTAAGATCTCTTGACTTTCTAGCCAAAGATCATCTAGTTCATTATCTAATACTTCTTCTGTAGGTAATTCAGCCTCATCAACAGGATCTTCAACTGTTCTTTCATCGCCTGTATCAACTTCCGGTTCTTCAGCAGGTTCTGTAGTTTCGGCAGTTGCCTCTACTTCTTCTTCTGCTACTTCTTCGGTAGTTTCTTCTGCTACAGGTTCTGAAACTTCAGTTTCAAGATCTTCTGTTTCCTGGACTTCATCTACTACTGCTGTTGCATCTTCCAACGCACCCTCCGATCCAAATTCATCTACGAATTTGTCTATTTCTTCAAAAGCGTCTTGTACACTTTCTTGAACTGCTCTGAGAGCTTCGGTTGCTGAAACTCCCAACTTCCTTCCATTCTTTTGCCTAAGTTCTCCTATAGATTGAACTCTGGCAACGAGGTGATTTAATGCTGCAAGCACATCTTTTACCTCATCAGAAAAGCGTTTACCTTGCACGCTGGCACTCTTTTCTGAAACTTTTAAATCTTGAACTTTCTCAGGATCTGGTTCAATTAAATTGTCCTTCACCTTTTTCATTTTTTCTGCTACTTCTCTTACTAGATCAACCCACCATTGTGGAAGATCTGCATTTTCATCTTTAGGAATAGCTGCAAGAATATCTTTCATATCGTTTGCAATATTTCCTAAAGCCTCCATAGCTGCATGTTGTTCTGTATGAGTTTTTGCATTCTTTTTCATTGATGCCTCATAGTCTTCATGTGTAGAACATGGCATGTAAAACATTTGATCATTACTTTCAACAGTATGTGATCCACTACAACCAAGTTGTTTAGCCCTATCTTCTGCTTCTTCGGCTGACATAAAAAGATCACCTTGTGGTTTTGCTTTTTCTTGATCAGTAGAATCTTCTTTAGCCATCTCTTTGGCACATTTTCCTGTTTTATCATAATCACATTTTCCGTAGCCTTTTTCTTCTTCTAGACCAGGTTCATCTTTAGAAAAACTATCGTGACCAAGAACACCTTTTTCATGTGAATTTTCTTTAGTGCTTTTTATAGCCATTGTGAATGTTTCTTGGTTAGCACCAACTAGTACAGGACTGACTTCATATACTTCTAAATCTTTTAGATATCTGACATCTTCGCCTTCGTCATTTGCGTCTTTTTTAAATTTTCCATATTCAGAATCCATGACTCTAAAACCAAAAGACCATTGTTGTAGATCTCCCATTGACTTGACTAAGTTGTAAGCCTCTTTACCGGACTCGGTGTCCATAAAGAACTTACCTTCGAATGTTGCCATGTCATTATCTTGTTTGATCTTGCCTTTACCTATTGGCATATCCCATTTGTGCGCCCAAACCATTGGTACATCACCTGAATTGAAACCTGACTTGATAGCACCTGGTAATACAACATCACCATCGCTATCTATATTATTGAATACTGAAAATACTGCTTTGACTTCGCCTAAAGATTCTTTATCTTCTTTAAGTTCAAAGTCAATGTTTTTAACTTCTTTTTGCTCGGACATATAGCGCTACCTGTTCTCCTATAAATTTATATTTACTTGTGATGCGCTTTTATTAAGAATAACGCATATTTAGTACTTTAGTGGTTTTTAACTACATATAGTGTATTTGCGTAGTTGCCAACAATCTATTGCCAATATGGTATAATTGTTACATGCTTGAGGATGATATAAAACTTTTGGCAACTTTGCATATCACATCGGGAAGTTTTCCTTTGAAGGTAAAGTCTGATCGATTTGGTGTTGTCGAAATTTTTGGAAAATCAGTAGAAGTATTCTTGGAGAAGAATAAACTTAAGGTATCAGACAATATTAGTGCTAAACAATTTAAGGGTGGCGCTAAAGAAAGAGATTATTTATTAGAATGGCTAACACTAAATCTGATGGAAGTCTAGATGAATTTAAAATGTTCATAGATACATTGGCAAAAGTCAACAAACCATCAAGAAATAAAATTATAACCGATTGGTTGGCTTTCTTAGATCACGACAATCAAGTTCGTTTGATTAACAAACTTAAAGATCGTGGTATAGAATATCAACCAAAAGAAAATACTAGATATTTTGAAAACAGTTAATTAGTTTCTAAAGTCTTTTATTTTTCTTAATTTGGATATTGGTTGGGTAACTGACCTGTCAGTTTTCTTATGAGAACCATCTTCCATAATTGCCCATACCATCATTGTTGCTTCTTTTTTATTATTATTTACTGAAGTAACTATTCCATGAACAGTTGATGGTGGATCTGGATCTTTATTAATTGACCAAGAAACAGGATCTCCTAATTTTACAGAATCTGCTTTTTCAGATCTAGCTGAGTTCATCTCAACTTCTGCTTGGACTTCTGCTTCTTCAGTAGATACATTAATTT